GTTAACGACATCTTTTTTAATAGTAGCAGCGCTACTTCTTTTTACTACGCTCGTTCCTATCATTATCAATGTTTTAGGTTTGATATTGAACTTGCGTTGGTTAATCTACCCAGTTTTATACTGGCCTTTTTACCCTGTAATAGCACTATTCAACACTATGTTGGATCTGGTTTTAGTCTGGACCAACCTGCTGACTTGCCCAGCCCCAGTAATGCACTGGGGCGTAGTTCAGCCACAAAGTTATTATTGTGCGAGTTACAATGAAGCACTTGGTATTAGCCCTGTAGAGGCTAAAGGATCTCCAACTCTTATGTTCCTCCAAGCGCTCCTCAAATTATTATTGACTTTATGTTTCCTCAGAGTTTGCTGGAAAATCTTTTTGTCATCTTATTCACTCTACCTTGGTATGGGTACCGATTTCACGTGGCGCATGTTAGTTAGCGCGTGGTTACCAACCACCAAATCTGGAATCGAGAGTGCACCGATGAGAAGACGCTTCAGAGATCAACAACTCATTAAGAGCAAGAAACACGACAATCATACCCATGGTTTAGCCGCCGCTGACCGCACAGATGTCACCAAGTTTTGGTGTAGATTTGGGTCCTCAGCTCAGTTAGAACCTTATTTCATACAGCAATCACCGAACGACCAAAATTTGGGTCTCAAGGGATGCCGTGTACCATACTGGTCGAAAGACATGCAAGCAGATATGCGACCATTTGAGCCAACTACCATTGACAGGTTAAATGTTATGGTTGATGTTGATCAATATGTCGATATGAATAACTTCTTGTGTGAGAATTTCACAGTTACCGGTTTGTACACGTTCCAACCTGATGACTCAGCTGCTGATCGTGGAGAGTATTCGTTCTCTTTCCAGAAAGATAATACCGTGGAGTATTCAGTTGGAGGGGGAGCAACTTACAGACATCCTGTGTGGAATTATGGTTCGGACACAATTCTCGTGGCGCAAACTTTCCTTGGAATACCTTACCGTCTCGCTTGCTATGTTGTTGATAAACGCAAGACAAGCCCTGACCATTATGCTATCCTATTCACTCCCATTGTTATGTGGCGTGGTCTATATGCTGCGGTTGCTTATTTAATTATGAGTGGCACCCATCTAACGAGACTAACCCCTGTGACTGGTAACTTCGTTCGTATTCAGATGCAAACTACGGAAGGTTCGAAGATATCAACCGCAAGGGTTGGGACTGTTAGTGCAGCAACGATCACAGCTGCTGATGACGCGTCTGTCGCTGGGGCCGCAAGGCTCTCTTCTGTTGGTATACAGACGGCACAGGTCCAGTCGATGGTACCTGATGTGAATAAGAGTGAGGCAATTATTTTGACGGAATTCCATAGAGAGAAGACTGATGTTAAACCACCTGTCGTATTTCCTCAAGCTGAGTCGTTCACTTCTTATCAGTTTTTAGACGTGGACACGAACTTTGATGCGAAACCAACAATGACCCCTTTCATGTCCCCACTATACCTAGGAGCATACGCGCCCGTCTCCTCCAGAAGTAACGACCGCAACTTTGTTACTGAGAGAGTTGAGAAATTAAAGCAGCCTAAGCTTGAATTAACTCCTTTCACTGATCAGTTGATTGAGGAGTTTTGTGTGCTCGTTTTCCCTGAACCAGGTGTATTGGTACCAATGGACTATGATGAAGTGTTCAATCGTCAAAATCGCCCCTCACAACGGAGGATTCTTAATGACGCCCAGTTTCAGCTGGGTACAGAAGGAAACCCCATCGTTAAATCGTTCATGAAGAAAGAATGTTATGGCAAGCCCGCTGACGCGCGTGGAATTTCCACCATCGAAGGCCCAGTCAAAAGAGACTACTCGATGTATATGTACGCCCTCTGCGAATATATACAGAAGTTTGAGTGGTGCGCTATTGGCAAATCCCCGATGGTAATATCAACTGTTGTTGCTGACATATGCGAACACGAAGAAGAGGTTTTGGAAACCGACTTCGTTAGATATGATGGCAGAATTTCAAACTTGATAAGGGAATTCGAACGTAGGATCTGCGCTAGAGCATTCCGTAAGGAATACCTCACTGAGTTAAGTGAGTTACAGTTGAGACAGACAGGGATGAAGGCCCTCACGAGGTTTTTTATAAAATATCTCACTGAGTGGTCTCGCTTGTCCGGTTCTCCTGAAACTGCTGTGTTTAATACACTAGTAAATAAGTTCCTTGATTATTGTGCGAGACGACGAACGTTAGTGAATGGGGTGTACTTGACGCCAATTGAAGCTTTTTTGGCAAGGGGGATTTTCCTAGGAGATGATGGTCTCGCCGGGAAAGGTGTTGCAAAGGTTCATGAGAAGTCATGTGAAGAATGGGGAGCCAAACTGGACGCAGTGGTAAGGAAGCGTGGCGATCGTGTCAGCTTCCTGGCCCGCACTTATGGTCCTGATGTTTGGAACGGAGATTACAACAGTTGTTGTGACATATCCAGACAGTTAGTTAAGTTCCATCTGACTGTCAAGTTGCAAGGAGTCACACCTGAATACAAGTTAACTGAAAAGGCTAGAAGTTTTTACCTAACGGATCGAAACACGCCAGTCATTGGACCATTAGTGAAGAAAGTTGTTGAACTTGTTGGAGCTGATTTATCCAGTGATGAGCATGCGCGTTATATTCATAAGTGGGGCTCTGATTACCCATTGTGTGATCAATACCCCAATGAAAGTGCCCCGTGGATGTTTGAGTACTTTGCACAGAGTTGCCCAGATGCTGAACCCGGACCATTACTAGCAGCAATAGACAAGGCTAAGAAGATTAGTGACTTGCTGACACTGCCAGTGATGAATGATCAGCCACCGCTTCAACAGCACAAGACTCAAGCTTATGTTGCTCATGGACTGCTCATACCGCCACAGGGTAATGAATTAAATGTTAATGCACCCACAAGTGATTCTAACCGATCAGGTCAATCCAATCCCAAGCCACATTCTCAAGTTGTCAGAATACATCAGAGCGAGGCTGAGTCAAATCCCAGAAGCAGTTCAGCGCTTCCACCGAGTGAATCTATTGATAGCGATGGAGCCGCGGGTGGTGGAAGAAGTGATCAGCGTTCTGGATCGTTACCCAGCACATCTCATGCCAGTGGCGTTCCCTCTCCAAATCAACCTGTTGGGCCAAACAGTGTCAGTGACCCCAACGTGCTGCCGGTACGGGGTTCTTACGCAGCAGTGGCTGCAAGTTCCGATGCCAGCAGTGCTCGTGGGCGGGCACGTGGAGGACGACAGAATGCGGAGAATTCGCGAGGCCGCGGAGAAGTACGCAGAGGAAGAGGGGATGGAAGAGGAAGAGGCCGAGGCCAAGGTGAAAATAGAGGTCGCGGAGACCAAACCAAACCAGTAGGTTAAACCAGAATTGGTGACAGGGCGGGCACGTGGGAATGCCCGTTTCGAATTTAAACGTAACATATTTACCTGTCACCGTGAAAACTCGATAAGATGCCGAATAAGCAGAAGAACCAAGCGCCCAAGAAACCAAAGCGCAAACAACCACTACTGCCCAAATTGGCAAACCTCATCAAACTACCCGGCTGCGTTGCCCACTACGCAGTCGCCCTCACTGACCCCTTCGATACTGTCCAAGGTGCCTGTATCCCAGCTGATATCTTTCCATTGCCCTCTCAGAAGGTTAAGATGATCCAAAGGCTGAGATTTGCACTTGGTACAACTGGAATCGGTTTTGTGACTTTTAACCCAGCAACAGCCAACGACACATTATGCCTGACATCTACAACATCAACTTCGGTTGGTGGGTCTGCCACGGCGTTCAGTGCGTTCACTAATCTCACCACATCAAATTTTACTTCAATGCCGTACACCACTGCTTCACACACTGCTAATCTTGTATTATCTCGTGTTGTTGCATATGGTATTCGTATTGGTAATGTTCAAAATCTGATGAACCGAGGTGGGATTGTGTTCGCCTTTGAGCACCCAGACCATGTCGACGTGATGTCCCAAACGTTGGATTCTGTTGGAGCGATGCAATACACGGCAAGAGATCGCGTCTCATCCGAACCAGGATGGGACTCTGACGTCCTGTACTCTGGACCGACGACACCGGCTGATCTCGAATTTCAGGCCGCTGCGATGCCGCTCAACAACAGTGCTGGAGCAAGAGTCGCTGTTCTTGCTGTTTCCGGAACTGCAGGCGATGTCTATGAGGCAGAGGTTTGTGTCCACGTTGAGTACATTGGTACCAATGCTGCAGGACGCACTCCTAGTCATAGTGATGTTGAAAATTCAGGCAAGGTCCTTGAAGTAGTTAAGACAACTGCCGGAACAAAACCATTACAAAAGGCCGATCAGCCTGGTGTTCTTGATCGCATCAGAGATGCAATCACTGAGGCCGCTCCTGTGATCATGCAGGGTGGCGCTATGATTAAGAGCATCTTATCTGCTGATTTCTCGAGCTTTCTTGAAAATGGAATCCGGTTAGCCAGTAATTCTCTCGTGCAGGATAAACTTAACGGCTCACATACTCCTGGACTAATGGGTGTTGGACGGCCTAGGCAGATCTTGTATAAAGGTGCTTAAGTTCGGAGCTATTCAATCACTTCTCAC